AAACAACACCGCATCGGCATGTGCCTTTTTTAAATCTTTTGGCCAGCCTATCTGTGATGCGGATACATTCCACTTATTCTGTTCTGCAAGGTTATAGTAATCTTCCCATGTGATTCCTGTCTGTATAAATGTTTCACCCGACTTTTCTGCCTGCCGCTTAATGTAGTTATATACTCTAACCGGCTTAATCGGCGGCGGAAGGAATCCAAAATCCGATAAGTTGATTTCGTTTGCCACAAATTCGCTGATAACGTAATCCGGCCATATTGTATCTGCCCGTTTTTCACACTGCAGCCATTTTAAAAGACGTATGCCTCCGTCTAAATCTTTCAGCCGTTTCAATCTTGCATTATCAATTTTTAATATCTTTGCAATCTGTGTCTGCTTCTGGTCTAAAAGCGTGCCGTCATACCTGTATTTCATTATTTCTTCAGCGAGCTTAAACATTCCAATCTTTGCCAGCATTTCAACCGCCGGATTATGTCTTTCGATGTAAAGATATTCCGCCGCGCTTCTTGGCAGTTCTGACCATAAATCAATTGCTGTGTTTTTTAATACCGTCCATTTCAAATTTTCAATATTTTCCATATACAGCTTATGCTTCGAGCTGTAAAAAGAGTAATACGGTCTGCCCTCCGGAATAAATCTGTGTTTTTTATTCTTATAATTCCCCCATGTATAATGTACCGGAGTGTTGCCAAAATATAGGACTCTTTCCTGTTCTGCAAATACATGGTGTGGATTTGTATATTTTCTATCGCGATAATACGAACTTACTCTAAACGTCCTGATTACAAATCCTCCTTGTATCTCCTGAATACATTCTACATATCGTGCTTCAGTCGCTAAGGTCTGTATTCTGCTCTGAAGCTTGAATCTTACAGTCCTGCCACAGCACGGGCATTTTCCCTCTTTATTCTGCCTTGCCTGTATCAGCGGGACCTGTTTTTCACAGTATGTACAGTATCCGGTCTTATCCTTTACGCTGGCATAAAAGATAAAATTTTCAACTGCCGCCTCATGAAATGCCCATCTTTCAAATCCCGGCAGCAATGGTGGTATCAGTGCCATATGTTCGTCCCACGGTTTCTGTTCTTTTGCTTCTGCTTCCTGTATCTTTTTATCACGGCATTTCCCTTGATATTCATTCAGACCGTCAATACCTCTATGTATAACTCTTAAAAACTGACGGATTGTATCCCTGCCGCCCTGATTCTGCCACACACGGCTATTTCTTTGTATTGTTGATAAGCCATAATCCCTATACAGGCTTTTTTGGACCTTATCAAGATTCACAAACAATCCTGTACTCCATCTGACTTCGTTTCCTGCTTCATCAAGAATCCGTGTTACGAACTCGCTTCCTTCCGGATTGCAATATATTTCGTAGGTCGGTGTTTTTATTCCTTCTGCCACTTTGTCTGGGAAGAATACTGCTATCATCAGTATCCTTCCTCTTGTCTGGCAGCGAATCATCACATCGTATATTGTGTCATGCTTATACGTTCCCCATGAATTTACGTATTTAATGGGAACATCTAATTTATTCTGCTGTGCCACCCGCCGCATGTGCGGTGTGGCATTGATTCTCTTTAAACTCCTTAATTCTTTTTTATACACAGTTTTCCACCTCTTAAACCATAGTACACATTTGCTTTTATCTGTTTTCCGTCAACGTATACCGGATAAATTTCCTGAATATTGCGGGTGTCTTTTTCTTCTTTCAGCAGAAACAGGTATGATCCTTTAACCCCTTTTGCTATCGGATTCTTCCCCCGGACAATGATAAAATCCTCTTTAACTGTTGCCGCTCCTTTATCTTTACACAGGTGCGTTTCATTTTCTTCCCTGTCCGGGTACTTGCGGATGTACTCACACGCAAGTGCTGCAAGCTGTATCCTTGTAATCTCTTTTATCAGTGTCAGTTCGGTACAGGAAATTCTTGTACCATTCCCGTCCTGATTAATGTCACCGCCCGCTTCCACAATAAAGAACCGGTAATCCATATTGTTATAGTATCCGAGTGCACACAGAGGATTCTCTGCGCAGTGGAAGCCGTTGTGCGCGCATTTTGCTTCTTTTTCCCGGTACGTCTTTCCGGCTTCCATTGTCATAACTCCGCTTCCGAGCGTTGCCTGTAGATTCCGGTTAAATGCTTTTATAGCTCTCATGCTCTCTCCCGTCCTAAGTAATATTCACGCATCATTTTCTTTACTTCTGCACGGCTTGGAATCCCTAAATAAACCGGTCCTCTCATCTGCTCCTGTTTACCGTCATGCTCTATCGTTGTGATTGATACGATTTTGTCACTTACCCTTACTTTGCCCTGGAATGCCTTTGCAAGAAGCCTGCTCATAAACACCGCAAGGCTCTTTCCTTTTTCTCTTACGGCTGCTGCCATTGCCAGATTGCTCATGCACTCATCCGCAACCGCTTCATACCAGTCTTCCAGCACTCCATGTAACTCAAGTTCTTCTTTTTCAGCCTTTATTTTCCCCATTGCCGCCGTCAGCGGTGTTGCCAGTTCTGTAATTACTCCGTCCACGTAGTCATTTACATCATCTTCCTCAAGCCCGTTTTCAGCGGCAAACTGCTTTAATTTATCAATATCGCCCTTTAATTCCTCTGCTTTTCTGTTTAACTCCTCTGCCGAATTTAATTCTCCGAATTTTTCAAACATATCGTTTCTCCTTTCTGTTGCACCGGTGCAACTTACGGAATATCTCCATAATCTTTTACGCTGATATCATGCCAGCTTATTTCCCGTCCACAGCTTCCGCAATAATCCATATTCCATACACGGTTCACTTCCAATCCGCAGTGCGGGCAGAATCCGGATATAATCCTTTCATCCCTGTTGTAATACGGTTCTGCAACCTTCATAATTCTCCTGCCGTCTTTTTCATAAAACGGACGGCTGTCGGCATGAAATATGCCCATTTCCCCGTCTGTCAGCTCCGCTATATTCATGGTGTTCGTATATTTCCTCCGTCATCTATATATGCGGCGCCTTCCATGTCCTTGTAACTCTTTAGAAAAACCTCCCGCCACCTGTCTTCTCCGTACTTTTCTTCAAATGCCCGCTGTGCTGTCTGCTTGAGCATTAAGTCCACTGCCGGATTGCCGTGCGGTGATTCTTCACCATGCTCATGATGAAACCGTTCGCATACATAGGCATACAAGCCATATTTTTCTGCAAGCTTTCTGTTTGCTGTTCCGTGCATGAAATGGTGCTTATGCAGCCCCGTTGATGGGAGTTGTCCGAAATATCCCGCCTTTTCAGCTTTCAGACGGCACAGGTAACACTCTTTTGTCTGCTGTAAAATGCTTTTGTTCTTCATTGTGTTTCTCCTTTAATTTCTCTATACAGAACTGATGCCACAACGAGTATTCATGGGCTTCGTCCGTAAATGTTACAACATGGTACCTCATCAGCTCCGTAATCTGCTGCCACAGTTCCTGATTCTTTACCGGCCTATTCCCGGATTTTTTCCAGCCGTTCTTTTCCCACTGGGCAATCGAGTGGTTATTCACAGTATTTAAAACGTGGGTACAACCGGTAAATATGCGGACTTTCTGCATTTTGTTTAATCTTCCCAATGCTTCCGCTATGATATTTAACTCAAGCTGATTTTCGGTGCAGTTTTTCATTCGCCCGGAGTGGTTTCTCGTATGCCCGTTATATTCCATTGTGTAAACGTAGTATGCCGTCTTCCATATCCGCGGTCCTTTTGCTGTTGTCGTTATGTAGATGTTTACCACGTCTATCCGCCTCCTTCTTCTTTGTACATGGTGTATGAAAAATACTTAAACCCCGCCTCTGTATATCCTTCCCTCACAGAATCCGGATTCAGAATATATCCCTTCTTCGGACGGATTCCATGATTGAAGGTGCTGGAGCGGACAACCTGTTTTATCACAACCGGCTGTTTTAAGTTCCGGGACGGATTCCACCGTTTTCCTATCAACTGTCCTTCGGTTTCTTCTGTCTTTAATGCCGCCTTGATAAAGTACCTTGCTATACCTTTGTAATCTCCTTTGCTGTACAGCGGCTTCATGTCTATGCCGCCTTTTGTCCAGCACTGCTTTAATTCCTGCGGCGTGCAGATTGACATCATCATATGGATATGGGCAGCGCCCCGCTTTCCCAGTTCTTTTACATAGATGTATTTGAGCGGTATTCCCTTGTCTTTGAATATCTTTCTCATTTTCTTTAAGCAGTTGCGCATATCCACCTGCATCTGTTTTGAATCTTTTGGACGGTTACGTGGAAAATAGGTGAACGTTACAAGCATTCCTGTGTTATCGGTAAAATTGGTATTCATCAGGCGGCGGAGTGTCCGCTCTGCCTTTCTTTGATTTACCCTCTGCTGACATTCACATGTCTGCCTGTATCGTCCTTCCCTCTTTTCCCCTTTGCAGTTATAACGAAGTGTGTGATATTTTCTTACCTCAAGTATCCTGCCCGCCACGCATATTTCCTTAATGTATGGCATATTGTTATATCTCCTGAATGGTTCTTTAGATAATCATTTAATCAAGCTTTCAAAAGGGGAAAATCCCCTTTTATTTTTTATTGACATATCACACATAAACCGTTATAATAATGTAAGTATTGGTATATGTTATACATCAATTTTTTGAGAGAGCTGCTGCAATCAGTTCTCTCATTTTTATTGTTCTATAAGCCGGTATGAACCGGGTACTGCACGCTCTTTAATTTCCAATTTCCGAAGCTTTTTCAGCATTTCACACGCTTTAATAATGTCATGTTTCTCTTTGGCATCATCAATGGACCTGTTGTAAAAAATAATCAGCGGTATGCTTCTCATATCTTTCTCCTTTCCGGCGGCATGAAGCTGCGTGATGCCGCCTGTTTTGTGATATACATTTCTTTAACCTTTAGGGTTCGGGAGCTTGTCCCGAATCAGGGCGGCGGGAATCGAACCCACATGGCTGTCAGACGTGCGGTGCTGTGAGGGGGTACAGCTTCCGGGGATTTTGGTTAGGGGATATGCCATTTTTCCTGTTAAACGCCCTGTGAATCCATTTACAGCTTGTGACGGCTGTAAATGGAAAATATTGAATTTTTATGATATTCAGTATTGAAATCACTTAATTCAGTCACTGAATATCTGTACCTCCACTCCTTTTTTATAATAATTATTGGGCGAAGCACTGCCCAATTCATTACTGAAGGAGGTGTTCTAATGCATATGATTCCTGTTGTTTCATCTAACATCAAATCTATTGGATATGAGGATAATACTTTGTATGTATGCTTTAACTCCGGTTCTACTTACAAATACCTCAATGTTCCAAAATCCGTGTATGATGCTTTGATGTCTGCATCATCACACGGTAGTTATTTAGCTGCGCATATTAAAGGCGTATATACATACCAAAAAATCAGCTAATCTGTAACTACCAATACTGTAACAGGACCTGTTTCATTAATTGCTATTGATGAATCAGGTTCTGCGAAGTATATTTCAACACCTTCCCTGTTCTTTAATTCTTCTATCAAATCCCTTGTCGAATACTTCGAAATATCTTTCAGCATATGTATCACCTCCCTTTATTGCTTCTTTACATCCCCCATTGCAGCCATGCCGCTTTCATTTTTCTTTTTGTCGTTAATGGTGCAGATAACATTCATGCCTATCACCTCACTTCCGCTATTATCATGATATTTAAAATGTGCCTGACTGTGCCTGTCACACAGTCTTTTATTCAACGTTGAAATCAGGGCGGCGGGGAATCGAACCCGCATGGCTGTCAGACGCGCGGTGCTGTGAGGGGATACAGCTTCCGGGGATTTTGGTTAGGGGATATGCCATTTTCCTGTTAAACGCCCTGTGAGCCGCACGGCAGTGGTAACACAACACTGCCGTGTGCTGTTGCGATTCTTTTTGCGCCATGAGCAGGGGAACTATCACAACAAAACCCAAATCCGCAAACAACTTCTGAGGGCTGTGAGCGGGTATTCCTAATCTCTGTAAAACACCAGTATTCCTAATCTTTCAGCCTCTTTAATCTCGGCCGCCATGCCTTCACTGATGCCGAACTTCTGTCCGACATATACCACATCGCATTTTTTTAATATCTCCAGCGAAGCTTCCAGTCCTCGTTTTCTTTCTTCCGATTTGGAATCATTAAGGCAGTTTGTTATGTATAGGTGCGGAGCAACCGCACTATGTCCGTGTAACAATACCGTCCTTGTCAGTTTCCTGGCATATTTTATATGCTTTTCTACTTCTTCCTTGTTCGCCCCACGATACGGCGAACATATGTAATACAACATGCTTTATCCTTCCTTTCTCTTGCCAAATATCACCACATTCCCTATACTGTAACTACTGGGAGTTATTACTCCCTAGTATTTTTAATGAGGTGTATACTATGAACTTTCAAAATATTGAATCAATCGCTGTGGCTCTGTCTGTAATTGCATCCCTTTACATATTTTGGAGAACTCCGAAATACGCAAACATTAAGGAACGTTATGAAAATGTCATATTTCCATTATTTTCTCTTTTAGAACCCTATCTATTTAAGGATTTTTCTAAAGCACCTATTGATAAAGCCCTCTCTTTAATAAATCAAAATGCCAGCTATGCAGGTTCTCGTTTGAATGAATAGGCTTATTATTTAGGTAAGAATAATAACCAGTACAACTACAATTCATTTTGCAGACAACTTTATTACGAATATGATAAATGCAGTTTTATTCTAAGATTAAAAATACACTCCCTTTCGTATCGCATATCCCGCAAGCAATATCAGTCAAAATTTTTACTTGTTGCTTATCTACTTATTCATGTTTTTGCGCTTCTTATTGCAATTAGCATTACACTGATTTTGTTTACGACCGTATTGGTTATTACACAAAGATTGCTGGGTTTATAATGCACAAAATCATAACAAAAAGCGCTATAAGCACCAGCAAGACACCAAACTCCGTCTCACAGCCAAATGTTCCAACCTTAAACAGATATATCCAACAAATTATTAAAATTACCAGCCCGGTATGATTTATCAGCATATCTGCTACTTTTAAAAATATATTTATTAACTTTTGGTCAATCTTTGACACTTTCTTCCTCCTTCAGCTTTATCCAATCCGCAACCTCTTTCTGCATATACCGGAGCAAATCCTCCGGGCAACCAAAGTTACCAAATTCTGTTCTTATAAGCATTATTCTCACCCTTTCTTCTTTTTAAGTAATCAAAGAATGTTAGTGCTGCCATATATCTCAAAACTAACGCTTGTTTGAATCTCCTATATATGTACTTTTACTTTCAATGAGTACAAACGTATATTAAAGCAATGCCATCTGCCAGTACCTTTGATATAGCAAAAGCTCTATCATTGTCATGTATGCAGGAATCTATTGCATATATATTCAGCAATAGAACTGCAAGAACAACTACACAATCAATCACTTTATCCCTCCTTCAACCTAATCCGCCCCAGCTTATGTCATCCGGGGCTATGTCTGTTCAATCATCTACTTTTTGTTTCTCATATTTATCTTGAAAAACCTTCAACTTCCTCTTATAATATCTCTATCAGTACCGCTATACTGAAATACAAAAGTAGGAGTTTTATATGTTTAGTATCATAGCTGATATTGTATCTATTGTTAGTTGTGTCGTATCGGTGCTTACTTTTATTTCAACACATACAATACTCAAAAATACGAAATATCAACGAACTGAATATGAAAACGAACGACGTAATATTCAATCATCATTAATGGCATTACGCGATAATATTTGGGAAGATAATGTAGAATTAACATTAAAATTCCGCAGCAAAATAAGGACTGAGTTATTTTCGTATCGCCAAAAATATCTTGTAATATCATCCTTGCACTGCATATATCATTTATCGCGCGCTATTCGCCTATGTACAAGCGAAATTTCAGATACAAAATGCCGTGAAAAATTATGTGTCAGTTTAGATTATCTAATAGCACGTTTTGATAAATCGGAGGTTCAAAATCATGAATAATCAAATTAATTCATTACTTAAAAAGTTGATCAATTTAACAAAAGACAACTCAATCGAATGGGAAGTCTATTCACAATCTCAAATCAAATTAAATAACAACGAATCTTTTTTTCGCAGCAATCCATTTGATATGCTAAGGTCCGATTATCCTGTTATCCTTCATGAAAAAAGTTATGTTACACACTACAAAAATGGACTTATTGCCCTTATAGCTCAATCTCGTATAACTTCCGGCAATTATGTTGAACTTATTGTTCAATCTGACCCTTCTTCTATTGCTCAAAGTTTGGCTTCCAGTGATGATGATACACTTGAAAACCGAACACTAATCAAACGGTTATATAACCTTGTAGATTGTGTTGTTACTAGTCCAAATTTAAATAATTTTATTGATGACATCATCAATGATTAATAATGTCATCAATGTATTTATCAAGCCTATCAATTTGATTTAATTCCTCAGAGAGCTTTCCCGGTTCTCTGAGGATTCTTTTTGCCATATTAAGTATCTTTTGTTCCGTCTTCAGCTCCAGTTCACGCTGTTTCGCCTTAATTCCATCTAATTCACAAATTAAAGCCCTGTACTTTTTCTTTGACAGCCACATTTTTTATCCCTCCTTCAACCGAATCCATTCCATAACTTCTTTCTGCGTAAACTTCATTGGAGTGAGCTTTGCACCCCAGTATTCAGTTTCAACCGTGCAGGATTCGATTCCTTTTTCCTGCATAAATCTTAATAAGTCCTCCGGACAACCAAAGTTGCCAAATTCTGTTCTTATAAGCATTGTTCTCACCCTTTCAACAAGTACATCAGATTACTCCTTCAATCTCTGCAAACCTTTTCGCGTTGATGAAGTATGACCACCGGCGTTCACTGGTACGAATTGCGTACCCCCAAGGGAAAACGCCCTGTTGTAAGCCAAGTGCAATCGTGTTTGTGTGCTTGTGCATCAGCTTAGCCACCTCTCCGACTGTCAAGGTTGGGATGCCATCTTCACAATGCACAGGTTTAAAAGTCACAGTGGATTCTTCCTGGTCAAAGTAATCTGCCGGCAATCCAAGTGCTACTGCAATATCACTTTGAACCTGTTCTGACGGTATCTGTTTACCTGAAAGATACTGACTGACAGAGCCCTTGCTTTTTCCGGTCAATCCAACAACCTGAACCTGATTAATGTCTAACTGCTGCATAGCCTGTTTCAACTTTTCACTGAATCTCATTCATATCACTTCTTTCTACTTACTTCTTTTCGCTTTCTTTTTTATTACCTCTATTCTGTTCTTCCATTGCTTCCGCGATTCCGTATAACCTGCCTTTCTGAAATTCTGACATTTTAGGAACCGCATTCAAAATAGTTTCTAATGCTTTCTTTTCTTTCTCTGACATATAGCCACTTCCTTTCTATATTTTTTGAATTACCATTTCAGTCTGTGTTGCTTGCTTTGTTATTATGTTGCCATTATATGTGCTTGTGTTGCGTTTGTCAATACCTTTTTGTGATTTTGTTGCAAATTGTGATTTTGTTGCATTTTTATATTGACGTTAGGAGGTTTTGACCGTATAATTAGTAACAAGAAAAGAGGTGAATACATATTGAAAGACCGCATCAAGAAAATCAGAAAAGAGCTTGATCTGACACAACAAGAATTCGCAGACAGAATTGGTGTAAAAAGAGGTGGTATAGCAAATTATGAAATCGGAAGGAATGAACCAACCGATTCTGTTATTTCTCTTATCTGCCGGGAATTTAATGTCAATGAAGACTGGTTGAGAACTGGCGAGGGGGAAATGTTCATAAAATTGACAAGGGATGAAGAAATGGCAAAACTGACAAAACAGTTATTGAATGAAGAAGAAGATTCATTTAAAAACAGACTGATTTCAGTGTTGGCAAACTTGACAGATCAACAGTGGGAAGTATTAGCAGAAGTTGCAGAAAAATTGAGTAATGAAAAGGCCGACGATTAATCGTCAGCCAAAAGTGTTTTTATAAGTTGATAAATATATTTGAGATATCTCTTATCATTCAACTTATCAAGCAATTCTATTATTAATTTTTTATAGTCCATGTGTTTATCTCTTTTATGAATGCACGTACTAAAGTAGCGATACATTTATTTTATCAAACGTTTGTTCGATTGTCAATGATGATAAAAGCAAGAAAAGAGGTGCATACATATTGAAAGACCGCATCAAGAAAATCAGAAAAGCGCTTGATCTGACACAACAAGAATTTGCAGACAGAATTGGTGTAAAACGCAATACAGTAGGTCAATGGGAATGCGGTATAAATCCCTTAACCGATCAGACCATTTCTTCTATCTGCCGCGAATTTAATGTCAATGAAGATTGGTTGCGAACTGGTGAGGGGGAAATGTTCATAAAACAGACAAGGGATGAACAGATTGCTTCATTTGTCGGTTCAATACAGTCTAGCGAAGATGATTCTTTTAAAAAAAGATTCATTTCAATGCTTTCTTCATTAGACGAATCCGAATGGGAAGTATTAGAAAAAATGGTTATTATGCTACATGAAAAAAAAGACTAGACATCAGCCTAGTCCAAGGATTGCTTTTATATAGCAGTAGATTAATTTTAATCTTCTATCATCTGCCCTATCAAGCAGTTCTATTATCATTTTTTTGTAGTTCATGTGTTTATCTCTTTTATGAATGCACGTACTAAAGTAGCGATACATTTATTTTTTCAAATGTTTGTTCGATTGTTAATAATAATGAACGCGGGCGCATTAATGGAACTGCTCCTTCATACATCAGATCAAAAAAAGAACCCCAACCGTTGCAGCGGTCAGGGTTCAAGTAACTCAATCAAGCAAGAACTGAAATGATATATCAGTGAAAACTTGAAAAAAGCTATGCAACTTGTATTATACCATTTCAGTCCTTAATTTTCAATAAAGAAAGGACAAAATTTTTATGGGAAGACGGAATCCTAACGGTTATGGGTGTGTCACAAAATTATCCGGGAACAGGTCGCGTCCTTGGTGTGTTAAAGTAACCATATATGACGAGGAAGGGCACGCAAAACAAGTCCCTGTTGGATATGCTGAAACAGAGGAAAAAGGAAATATACTTCTTGCGCAATATAATAATAACCCTTGGAATATTGACCGGGAAAAAGTGACCTTAATTGTCTTATATCAGCGTTGGTCTAAAATCAAGCTGCCAAAACTCGGTGTTTCACTGCAAAGTTCATTAAAGTCTGCATTCAAACACTGTTCAAAATACTACGGTGTGAAATACCGAAGCCTGCGGGCATATCAGATGCAGGACTGTATTGATAACTGCGGATATGGATATTCCACGCAGGGAGCAATCAAAAACCTATGGGGACACCTTGACCGATTTGCATTTGAATGTGACATTATTGATAAAATGTATTCTCAAATCACTACTGCTCCACCGATACCTGAAACCAACAGGGCGCCATTTACCGATGAACAGATTGCGGCACTGTGGGAAATCAAAGATGATCCTTGGGTCAATACTGTGCTGATCTACATATATACGGGGTTCAGATTACAGGAATTGTTGGGAATGAAAACCGAACAGGTCAACATTGAAGAATGGTATTTTCAGGGCGGTATAAAATCCGCATCCGGTAAAGGTCGTATTGTTCCGATACATGACCGCATCAAACCATTTGTAAAAGACTTGGTTGATCAGGGTAACACCTACCTGTTTACTTTTGAAGGTAAGAAGTTCATTCCTAATAAGTATTATGAATGTTGGAATGAAGTTATGAAAAAAATCGGTGCAGATAAAACACCGCATGAAGCCCGGCACACGTTTGAAACCAATCTTGACAATGCCAAAGGCAACCGAAAATGTATTGATATGCTAATGGGTCATAAGTCAAAGGATGTGGGAAACCGTGTCTATAATCACAAGACCATTGAGCAGTTGCGGGAAACCATTGCCCTGTTAAAATAA